AGAGAATTGCAATATACTTTTTCATCCGAATAATCCTTCTAGAGATGCGGTTTCTTTAACTTGCCAGCCAATACAGCTGAGTAAAGAGTTAAGGGGTTCAAGAAAAGACTTCTCAAACATTTTATCATAATCAATATATTCCCGAATTTTAAATTCAGGAGGTACTTCACCAGCAAAGGTAATAACATGGGTACCAAGTGGATTGGGTTCACGAAGATACAAGAACTTAATCTTATCACCCTCTTGAATCAACTGATACTTTTTCTCTAGCCCCTTACTTGTGACTAGATGATTATATATGAGAGCACCCCTCACGTGAATGGGGGTACCCTTCCTAAAGATACCGTTAGAGTCTGCGTACTCTTTGATACCGTTAACACCACGGGGGAAAGCAATATCTTCCGGCTCAAGACTATGCCACCTGGCTTCTAGATCTACTACATACTTTCTTAAAGTAGTCTCATCCTTGGTAAGCGCAATAGCTACTGCCTCTTTCAATGCCTTCCGTACCGGAGCAGGGGTAGAGGATCTAACAATCTCCATACCCAGTACTTTTAGCTTCGGGGGATCGTATGCAACTCCCTCAGAATTATAAACGTTAACAGCATAGCGTTTCTTAGCAATCCAGATACCTCTATCGGCAATAATCTCACGCTTGAACTTAATCTTACGTTGGTAAGTATTCAGATAATCCGAAATAGACTCGCAAGCATCATTGATCGTCGGTTCAATTTGAGTTGCGCAGTACTTATCGAGTACGTCAACGATTGCTGACTTCTCTTTACCTGCAAGATTCTTCTCAACAAGAGCACCAAGAGTAATATAGGTAGAATCGGTATCAGCGTAAAAAGAATAATCAACATCCTTAGTACCTACTTCCTTATTTACAAATTCGTTTAGTTTTTTAGCAACCGATCTAATTAAAAACTGACCAGTCATAGTAATACCTTCGGCAATACGAATATCGTAATACCTAAAGTGAATATTGCCCATTGCACCGTAAAGTGAGTTCATCAAGATCTTAGCAGCCATCTGCTTGGAGTTAAGACTAGAGATCAAACCAAGATACTTTTTATCTTTAGTTTCCTCGTACATAGTCTGGGCAGCTAACATTTCTTTCTTCGCCACCTGCCTGGAGGTAAAGTAAAACTCAATAAGCTCAGGAAATATACCTTTCTTAGTTCGAGTAAAACTCTGTCCATTTGCAGTCATAGACCAGTTATTCTTATGCAACTCTGACGTATTTACCTCATGGTCTATCAACCGCTGGATCGATCTTTCGTCATCTGCTAAGAACTTTTGACCATCTACCAGTGTCTCCGGAGACATATTCCAGGTCATAATAATAGAGGGGTACAGGGAGGTAGCGTCAAAAGATACTACCCAGTCGTAGCGAGAAGGTTTAGGTTCCTTAACATACGCACCCATGATAGTACGATCCTTATCTGGATCTACACCCGGGGGATTATGTACAATAATATTATCTTTCAACAACTTATTGTATAGGATACAATCCCAGGTTCTTACAGACGAAAAGATATCGGTATAGTTACACTTAGCATCATAAGCCATCGTAAGAATCAAGTTAATGATCCTCATCTTATCTTCTAACCTATCTACCAACTCTACGTCGCGGATATTATAGTCTACGAATAGTTCCCAGTCCTTGGTATAGAACTCTTTAAACGTTGCATGAGGATTCTTTAACTTATTTTCACCGAGCTCTTCCATAGCAACGGTATCCAGTTTATAGTTCTCGACCATCTTATAAGAAAACTTCTTATACAGATCCATAAAGTCGAGAATAGAAATACCGCACCATTCATACGCCAATTGAGTACGACCCCGGGCAGTAGGCACTTCGTATTGTCTGATAATACCCCACGGTGAACATTCATCTAAGGCTTTCTCACCAAGTACTTTTGTAATGCGAGAAGATAGGTATGCGATATCGAATAACTGACTATTCCAACCTGTCGTCACATCAGGGTAATCGGACTTATGATGATTAATAAACTGACGTAAAAGATCGAACTCGTCCTTACACTGAACGTATACGGAATTAGGTTTCTTACTTAGATAAGGGCCACAACCGAATGTAGTAATTACTTTAGTATTAAAGTCCTGTACAGATATAAGAGTAACTTGCTCTTGAGCAGTCCTGGGTTCAGGAAACCCGTATTCCGTTGTCGTCTCAATATCGATAGTCACAATTTTCATCAACGATATATCGAACTCAATCATATCAGGGAACATCTTACTGATGAACTGATACGTATAACTTCTATTACCGAAGATAGGGAAGTTACTTACCTCCTTATACTGCTCAACAAAGTTTCTTGCTTCTTTAATCGTACTGAACTTAATCTTTTCGAGATTTTCACCCCACAACGACTTAAATTCTGATGGTTTACCAGAACGAACATATAGGGTAGGTTGGAAAGGAATCTTTTGATTTACGCGTTTTCCGTCTTTAAAACCACGAAAATGAACGTAATTTCCACGCGTATAGATATTAGTATAGAAGAGCATTTGCTTATTATAGGTGCTTTCGAATACTTATGCCACCCTACGGGACCATAAATAAATGAATATCATAATGAATTATAATACGAAAGTGAGTGAATAGCGACTAAACACTACCCAAAAGGATAAGTAAATGACATACAAGTACAAAAAGCTTGTGGCAATGCTTTTTGTTATGATATCTGGGAGCATTAATGCTCAGACATTGATCAATCAAGGCACTTATGACTCTAAAAGCCTTGTTGATACCAACAGTACTACTACTAGTACCAGTACAATTAACACCAACAATGTAAACAGCGGTACTACTACCGTTAATAACAATACCAATCTAACTGGTGGTACGACTAATACAAATAATAATAACAATGTTAACAGTGGTACAGTAACTAACAATAATAACAATAACAACGTTATGAGCGGTTCAGTTACCTATACAAATAATAATAACAACAACAACGTTAACAGCGGTACTCAAACGTTTAACAACAATAACGTTAATACTGGCACAATGACCAACAACAATAACAACGTTAATACTAGTACTAGTACCAGTGTTAATACTAACAATAATGTTAATACTGGTACTATGACCTATAATAACAACAATGCAAGTACTAGCACAAACGTTAATACCAATAATAATATTAACAGCGGTACTCAAACGTTTAACAACAACAATGTCAGCACTAGTACCAGTAATAACAACAATGTGAATACTAATAACAATATTAACAGCGGTACAATGACCTATAATAATAACAACGTGAATACTAGCACTAGTGTTAATACTAATAATAATAACAACGTGAATACTAGTACCAGTGATAACACAAATAGAAATATTAACACTGGCGATATGACTAACCGCAATATTAATACAAGTACTAGTACTTCAACAAATACAAATAACAACGTTAATACTGGCGATATGACTAACCGCAATATTAATACTACCACTGCCACAACCAGTAACACTAACAATAATATCAACAGTGGCACAATGACCAACATTAATCAGAATACCAATAGCGGTACAATGACTAATAACAATAATAACACTAACGCTAGTACAAGCTCTAACAATAATGTTAATCAAAACATTAACAGTGGCGAGATGACTAATAAGAATATCAATGAGAGTAATATTACACAACGTATTATTCAACCTCCTCCAACCGCAGTTGCACCTACCATGATGTCAGGTGGTAATGCTGACTTATGTAGCACAGGAACCAGTGGTAGTGTACAAACTCAAATCTTTGGTGTAAGCAGTGGCGGAACAGTCCGTGATATGAATTGCGAACGCTTAAAGTTATCTAAAACCCTTTATGACATGGGCATGAAAGTGGCCGCAGTTGCCACTATGTGTCAAGACCGTAGAGTTTTTGATGCCATGATGGCTGCAGGAACACCGTGCCCTTACGAGGGTAAAATTGGTGCTCAAGCTAAGGCAGCATGGGAAGATAACGCAGATAAAATACCAAAAATGGATGAGGCAAAAACAGATGACACATATAAGAAAGTTGGCATTGGCGCTCTTCTTGGGGCTCTTGTGTTCAAGTTATTCTAACAGTCAATCAATTGACCCTGCTACCGGTAATTTAATTAATTACGGTACTAGTCCCACGGAAACAACAAGTACGTGGAATAACGGGGTATATGTAAATCAACTATGTTTCGGCTACGGGGATCCGGGTAACTGTGGCCCTAACCCTAGCATTAGAGAAGGCAACAATATTAACTTCTCTTTTGGTACTGTAGATTTAAATCAAATTGTTAACATAAACAAGGCTCTGTCTATTGGCGGTAGTGGCGTACAACTTAGCGGGTTCAACTTTGGCTTTATGGCAAAGAACGGTAACGGCTGGGACGATGGCAGGCAAGATTATTTGAGCGCGTATGTTAAGTTTTATAATTCAGCAGGTAGCCTTGCCTCAACTTATGATTACACGGATCAGACTAATAGACGATATAATTGGACACTGTTTAACTTTAGTGAAACATTTGCTAGCCCAGTTCTAGCATCAACCTATAGTAATGCACAAGTGGGGTTTGTAGGTAGAGATAATAACTTTTGGGCAGGTACGTATGGCCCTGAAATTTACAATGTGAACTTTAGTTTAAAATATTCAGTTAGACCCGACCCGTGTATTGCTGACCCGTTATCAAGTCCTACTTGTCCAGGGTATGCACTAGCTACTGTTAAAAATTCAATACTAGGATCCACAGTATCCAATGCATCTGTAACTTCGTTTGTGCCTGTGCCTAACTATGCGTTAGTTTCTTCAGGTCCGGGTACAGGTCCGGCAATGACAAGTATTGACTTTACTAACCCAGTTCCTCAACAACAAGGCCCAGGCGCTGGTCCACAAGGACTCCAAGGACCAATGGGGCCACAAGGCCTGGCAGCTGGCTCACAGGGGCAGGATCCAAATCAAAATCCTAGTGGCTCAACAGACAGTCCATCACAACCTGGCCCTGCAGCAGGCCCTGCACCCGGAGGCGGTCCTCCACAACAAGCAGGCGGTCCTCCACAAACAGCTCAGTCTGCACCGCCTTCGAGTTCAGGTCCAAATCAAGCGGGCCCGAGTAGATCTAACGATGGTCCTAAGATGACACCAGGTGCTGCATTGAGTGTGGCTCGTGCCGCGCAAGAAAAAGACAAAGCAGTACAAGCAACGGCTGTACAAAATGCGGCTAAAGCATTTGAAAATGTTGTACAAATTTCAAACACTACAAGCAATGCCGCAGTTAGTATGAATCAGGACATGAGTGCTAACAGTGCCACAGCAGCCGCACAGTTTTTTAGTCAGTCAACACAGACTAGTCAACAAACATCAGTACAGTCAAGCCAGGGCTCACAGCAACAACAGCAGTCTAGCACACAGCAGCAGCAAGGTAGTCGTGTAGTACAACAAGTGCAGCAACAACAAGAAACACAACAAGTACAAAATCAGTCATCAACGAATCTTGTACAAGTTCTGCCGCCGAAACAACAAGAAATTCAGCAGGCTCCAGCAACTAATTATAACACACAGTCTGCTCAAACTGCTCAATCAACGTATTCCACTACAACCATACCACAACAAGAAACACCAACAGCAGTGGCTATGTTAAAACCTACACCACCACCTCAAGTAGAATTGCAATCACAGGTTAACTTAGGAACAGGACTAACGGTAAACCGTACTCCGTTTGCGTACAATCCTTTAAATGTTATGAACTCAAATACGGGAGTACAACCTACACAGCCTGATACATCATACCAGCCTAAACTACAAGAACGTATTATAGAAGTTGAAGCGCCACCAATACAGACAGCTAGTTTTGGCGGGCCAAGCAGATCAGGTAATCCATTGAATGATCTAATACAATCTCGCATTGATTTACCGCAGACTAACATAGATCAACGTGCAGACACTGTGAAGAAAAATGTACAACCTAACGACTTGGCCGGTGGCGTTGATGTTGCCGCCATGGCACAAATTCCAAAGGGCTACGAGGTATACAGCATTGTGACACTACGTGATGCGCCTTTTTACAAGCCTGAAACAATATACAAAAATAACCGAACAGTTGACAATGCAAGAGTACTAAGAGGGTTAACAGGTGGCAGTGATGCTAAACATCAACAAATGGTTGATCAACAATACAAATAAGGAAGTAAAATGGCAGAAGAAATTAAGAACGTTAACGCTAAGATTGACGAAGCAGAAGCAGCAGTAAAGAAGTATGCAAGTAAAGATACTGTTATCAGTATTGGCGGTTATGAATTTACTCCTGCAAAACTTATGGTTGCATTTACCTTAGTATCATCCATACTGGGAGGATTGTACGGTGTTTTTGAAGTATACAAAGACTATCAAGGTATGAAGAAAAAGATTGCTGAGTATGTTACTCCTGACTTAACTGAAATCTATAAGAAGATGGAAGTGTTGGATGCTAATACCAGTAAGATGGTTGAGTATACTGATAGTATCAAAATAGATTTAAAGGGTGATGTACGTAGATTAGAAGGTGTAGTTGAGAACGTAGAGCGTTCTAGTAAAACTGATCAACGACTAACAGATGCTGGGATGAAAGAAATTAAACGAGATGTTGATGCAACTTTAAAAGACATCAACCGGGAACTGGTCAAGAATCAAAAAGAAACACAGACTGAAATAAGGTCTCTAAGAACTGAAGTAGATTCTAAAATTAAAAAGGCTTTGGATAATCCATTGTCAAACTAAAATGTTCGGTACTGCTCTTGCCATCTACATGTATGTA